TCGGGTATTCATTAGGCTTCGGTAATATAGGGTCTTTCCCTACGTACCCTATTAATTCAATTTCTGCCGTACTTATCATCTAAACCTCCTTTAATACTTCTAGTTTGTTAATTTATACTCTCGCCAAAATCCTCAATCTTTAGCGGTAAGCCTAAATTCTTCCCAAGCTTGCGAATAGGCACGACTAACGCCATAGCTTCAAAATGTTTTACCCACGGCGAGTCGGACTTATAAGACCCCGAGGAACATTCCATGCTCTCGTTAATCTCATCCCTAAAACACACCTTGATTTGAGCCTCGCCCGATTTAAGTTTCACCACTCCATAAGTCGCAATTAGATTATCTTTGTGCTGCTTCTCTTTTGACGGCACATGCTTAATGTTAGGATTCATTCCGAGTTCATACTCAAAGAAATCATCCTTATATACCCCGTAAGAGTAAACGTTAGAAACAAGCGGATTATTAAGGAGCAGTTTTAGCCACCCTCTATAACCTATCTGCAAATCAATGTTTGACTTATAAGAAATAAGCCAGGCTTGTCCAAGTGAAGAGGCAGGGTCTAGTCCGTACTCACAGCATTTATAAAAAGCATTTACTATCGATAACTGACTACACGCTCTTAGCTTGTCATTGGTATTGATTTCCCATGCAAAAGACCTAGCTAGCTTCTCAAAAAGCAGTGTATTGTTATTTAGAAACGGCAATAATTTGTCTTTCCTTGCACTACATAACTCATATATTCCGTCTTTTGGTTTGGGTACTATTGCTGCGACCTTATCCTGCTCTATAACCTTCATAGAAGCTCCCTCAGAGTTAAAGTCGGTATTTAAGCTAAGATTATCTATGTTTGTATTATTTAGCTCCCTATGGGCTTTATTTTCGTTTTGCGAGTTTTCTACTTCATAAACCGACATCGCAGTTTGATATAATTCTTCGTTATGGTTATTTCTTGCATGTATTGCTCCGTTCATTTCATCCTCCTATAATTTGTAGAATTCTATATGTATTATCGTTTGAGTATTCCCTGTAAAGTTCAGGCATCGCTTCTTTTAATGCACCGGTATCAAGTCTGGTAGCAGTTCTTTCCTTTAAGGCCACTTTGCAGAACCCCGCATCAAGAATACCCGCATCACCCATAAAACTTTGAATTTCGATTTTTAGCCTTTCTTCTCGTTTCTCAAGTTCTTTACGTTTCATTGCAGTTTCCTGCCATATGTTAATCTTTTCCCTAATATCACTATCGGCTTTGATTGTTTTGGCAGTCTCTAATTTAGGATAAACTTCTTGCAACTCAGCAGGGGTTGAAGGTTCAGGCGGAATACCTGCTACAATGTAATTGTTCCAGAAATCTATAACTGCTTTCTTGATACGAGCTTCATACTCATAGTCCCGCCAGTAAGTAAAACAGGCATATTGCCAATTACTGAATAACACAGGAACGTCTACCCTCTCGGCATTTGTAAGCATGGCATAGTATGCCACTTGTGTTCTATAGTACTCGGGTATTCCCTCTTCCCACTTAGCAATCGGGCATTTTGTGGACTTAGCCTCAACGATTACATTCTCCCCTACTACCTTTGCGTCAACATTACCCCGCATAAACGGATACTTGGGGTCAGTAAAGGGCGGTAGGTTAGTTTCAAGAGAGCAATTATTAACCTCACAGTATTCCTGCAAAATATACTTCTCAACTCTGGCCCCTCGTTTTAAATCCTCGCTTTCCTCCTCATAAATAACAGCAGGGTTCATCTTGTCTCTGTAAACATCTAAAGACGTGGAGTACGGCGATAGTCCCATGATAGGGGCAATGTCACTACCCCCTATTCCAAGCTTACGATCAAGCAAAAAAGTCTCTCTATTACTCATTTACCGGCCTCCATTCTACGTTTTTAAGTATCACGCCTTCTTTGCACGTTTCTTGAATGTCAGCAGTAAGGCTTGCCTTATCATAAGCATTTAATTCCCCGATCATGTCGGGGTAATCGTAACACTTAACTAACAGTGCATTTTCAGTGGTAAATACATAGTGAGGTTCGTATTTAACGGCAACGTAATGGCTAAATATTGCATTAAACTTCTGTTTTCCTTTGGTTTCTTTATTGGAGGTAGTCATACTGCTACCTCCCGAGAATTATTAGGTTTAGAGTGTGCTTTGTTATTAACTAAACTCTTTAATGCTTCATCAATTAAACGAGCCGTTGGGTTTTTTGCAACATGCTCCTTATATCTATCCTCATTTCGTTTGATAAATTGCCTACTTTTCCAATCGTTGTAATATAGGTTTTCCATGTCTACGTTCATAACTATACCCTTACAGAAGAATAGTAATCGCTACGCATAGTCCTAGTTTCCCCCCAATATCTTGATCTGGTTTCCTCTAGCTCTTGTTCTAACGCCACTGGGTCGTAAATCTTGATATCCCAAGAAATGTCCCATCTCTTTGCTTCATCTAGCAAAAACTCGTATTGGTCAATCTTTCTGCTTAATTGATGGTAATCTACGCTGCTTGCATCAAAAGGAATGTTATATTTTCTAGCTCTCTTTGTTTGTTGCTTAACAAATGTTTGTTTAAAATGTTTTCTTGCTTCTTCTATTTGCTCGTTAAGTGATTTACTTCTTACTCGCTCGCCTATTCTAGCGAAAGTTTCTTTAGTGGATTGTGATAATTCTACGCTCTCGGCTTTAGCTTCATGAAATTTAGGTGTTTCCGTTATGTTGGTTGGTAATTTTATAGCTTGACGCTCATTAGAGATTTTTATCGCTTCCCTTAATTGCTCAAGATTAGAAAATACTTGTACGGCTTCCTTAGTCGGAAGTAGCATTTTCTTTAAAGTTTCTTTAGCCTTAGCAACGCTAAAGTCTTCTAAGCTTGATACACTGTTAAATACGGAATTGATATTGGTGTGATTTGATGCCCCAAAGATTCTATCTTTACTTAAGGCGGAATTGTTGCTATTATGCATATAATTCTCCTGTTAAAGGTTGAGTTGATAAAGTTGAGAATATTTAAGCCTTCGAAAGTAAAAATATTCTCAACAAGTAATACATAAAAACGTTTGAAGTTCATAGCTTCAGGCGTTTTTTTATGCCTTACTTATAGATTAGTATAATGTATGGAAATTATATTGTCAAGACTAAAATAAGAATAAATTAAGAATATTATTTTTTTTCTATATGTTGCTTTAAATTTTTTAATAGAGCTAAATAATAGTCAAACTTATCTTGTTTAAAAAAAATTTCACTTGAACGACGATCATTTTTTTCAATTAATCCATCTTTTTGAAATCTTTGTATAGCAAAATATATAGTAGATTTTTTCATCCCTGAACTAAGGGATAAAGAATTAATATTAATCCTTACCTTATTATCAATAGATATATCAATTAAAGCATCAAATACTTCACAAAATTTTTTAGAGTAACCACTAAAATGTTTAATAGCACTTTTAAGAAGAGCTTTATCCTGCATGAGTAATAATAAAAACTTTACAAAATTAGTCTTTGTATATTCTTGACATTAAAAAATAATATCTCTAATCTACAGAACATAAACAATAAAGAAAAGGAATAATTTATTAAGAACAAATAAAATAATTTAGAAAGTTAAACTAAAGAAACTCACTTTACGGCTTACCAGGCATTTAAAAGTTTGTTTTTAGTACTAACCAATAAGATGTATCTAACGACACGTCAACCGCGCTTTTTTATCCAATAACGACTAAACCAGCAACGATTGGTCTTAGAATAGTAAAGTATTCTTTTACTGTCAAGCCGTTTGTAGTTGGTTAGGTCAAAAAGTTTTGAATTTAAACTAACTAACAATAAAGAAAATGGCTATTTTAGTACAAAAACAGGAGCAGGAAGCTCCAAATAACAAAGACCAGCTGGGCAAACTCTACTCTTTTAAGAAAGAGAAAGCTCGTTATCGTAAGAGTTATATTGACTGGGACAAGATAAAGAGAGCTAATCGAGGTAATTTTTCCAGAGAAAAAGCAAAACATTTAAGTGATGCGGCAAAAGCTATTCTAGCACCCGTAATACAGAAACTTGAAAAAGGCGCGCGGGTATTCCTAAATCACAAGTATATTTCTACACTTACCTTCTGTAAAAGAGGACAAAATTGTAATATCATAAAACAATTAGAAACTGTCCTAGATATTACCTACTATAATTCTATTATTCATGAAGGTAAAAAGCATCGCCATAGTTACGAATTTGCGTATTACAAACAGGAAATAGTACCTCAAGAAGAGAATTCTATCGCACAATTTATTGAGCGAGACGAATCCTTGAACCATAGCTATCAAGCCAATTCTGATACGTCTATAGAAAATAATAATACTGAAAGTATTAGATCTAACGTGCGTGCGCACGAATCTACTTTTTTACAAAATGCTCAAGAAATTTTACAAGAGGAAAGTACAGAGCCTCAAATAGTAGAACTTCCAAAAGAACCCGTTAAACCTGCTAAGCTTAAAAAGCGACTTGCTAACGAGAGGAAAAAGCCAACCAATTCCGAACGTAAGGCAAGAGTTTACCATTTTAAACAGTACAAAGAGC